CGTGCAATACTTTTTGCTGAACAAAATGAAAGTGAAACAGTTACATTTTCAACTTCAATAGATGCAGGAGTTGTAGTAAGACCTGGTTCTGTTATTGCAATAAACGATCCAGTAAGAGCAGGAGCTAGAAGAGGTGGTCGTGTAGTATCTGCAACTACTACTGAAATAACTATTGATGCTGCTGCACAAACAACCTTACCCGATCCAAACGATAATCCAACTATCAGCGTTATCTTAGGCGATGGAACAGTTGAAGTAGGTGCTATTTCCAATATGGCTGGTGCAATTATTACTGTTAATAATGTTACAAAACCAGATGGAACAACTGCTTCTGCATTTTCATCAGTACCATTGGCAAACTCTCCATATCTTATATCAAGCACCACATTACAGACTCAGTTGTTTAGAGTGATTCAAGTAGAAGAACAAGATGATGTTAACTATGTAATTACAGCTTTATCGTATGTTCCAGGTAAATATAATTTTATTGAAAATGGAACTGCTTTACCTGTAAGAACTATATCCATATTAAACCAACCAGCTAGTCCTCCAAATGCTCTAACAGTTACAGAAAAAACAGTTGTAATAAACAGCATTGCAAGAAGTAAATTAATTATTGATTGGCAGCCAGTACAAGGAGTTACTCAATATCTTGTTAACTACAAAATAGAAAATGGTAACTATGTTTCCCAAATTGTATTTAGTAGTGACTTTGAGATTTTAGATACAGTAAAAGGTACTTATGAGATTCAAGTATTTTCTTATAATGCAAGTTTAGAATTATCTTCTCAATTTACAAGCACGACTTTTGTTGCAGAAGGTAAAACTGCCTTACCAGAGAATGTTACCAACCTAACAATAGAGCCTATAAATGAACAGTTTGTCAGACTTAGTTTTAATCAAGCACTTGCAATAGACGTTTTACACGGTGGTCGAGTTTATGTCAGACACTCAAATCTTGCACTAGGTTCTGCAAATTTTCAGGCTTCACAAGATGTAATTGAGGCTGTAGCTGGTAACTCAACTGATGTTATAGCTCCTGCTCTACCTGGCACATATCTCTTAAAGTTCCAAGATGACGGAGGTAGATTTAGTCCAACAGAAGCAAAAGTATCTTTATCTCTTGTTGATATTCTTGACTCTATAACTGTAAAAACTGATAGAGAAGATACAGATGGAACACCCTTCAACGGAACCAAATCTAACGTACAGTATGACGGTTCCAAAGGTGGCCTAGTCCTTACCAACCCAAGTGCAAATGCCACTGGAACGTATGACTTTGTAGATACTCTTGATCTTGGAGGTACATTCTCACTTGTCTTAAAGAGACATTTTAGTGGAGAAGGTTTTTATACAAGTGACTTATTCGATAACAGAACTGAGTTGATAGATACATGGACAGACTTTGATGGAGCAACTGCTAATGATGCAAACGCAAAAATAGCTGTACGAACTTCTACTGATATGAGTTCATATACAGATTTCAATGACTTCGCTAACGGAACATTTAAAGGCAGAGGATTTCAATTCAGAATTACTCTCAATACAAATGATGTTGCACAAAATATGAATTTACAGCAAGCAGGATATACAGCATCTATGCCGTCTAGAACAGAACAATCTACTGTTATTGCATCAGGAGCAGGAGCTAAAGCAGTAACATTTACAGCACCATTCTTTGTTGGAACGTCTGCACTAGGCAATCTAAATAACTTCTTACCTTCTGTTAATATCTCTCCACAAAACATGGCAACAGGAGATTATTTTGAACTCAGTAGTATATCTGGAACTGGCTTTACAGTTCACTTTAAAAACTCAAGTGATGCTAGTATTGATAGGAACTTTACCTACAGTGCTGTTGGTTTCGGCAAAGGAGGTTAACATGGAGGAAAATAGTATTTAACTGTGGCTGACGTTACAAACTACACAATCGAAAATGCTTCTGGGGCGAATGTAAGAATCGACCTTAACAATGTTTTTGCTGCGATCCAATCAAATAATTCTAAATCTTCTGATCTAGCTACAAGTCAATGCGTAGCTGGCATGACTTTTTTAAATACAACTTCAAATATTTTAAAAATAAGAAATTCTAGTAACAATGGTTTTACAGAAATAGGAAGTATAAATAGCGATAATTTAGGTTTGTTGCCTAGAGCAGGTGGCACAATGACAGGAGTTTTAAAAATTGATGACTCCAATAGTGCCTCTACTCCTGCATTAAGTTTTGACACAGATCCAGACACAGGATTATTCAGAAAAGCTGCTAATAAAATTGGTTTAAGCACGGGTGGTGTAGAGCAAATGTTTTTTGATTCTGATGGCATCACTTTGCAACTACAAAATAATCTTAGATTTGCTGATGCTGATAGCTCACATTACATAGGTTTATCCGCACCAGGTACTATTTCTAGTAGTTTTACCTTGACCTTACCTGCCACAGATACACCAGTTGCAGGGTACGCTTTAGTTTCTAATGGATCGGGAACATTAAGTTGGGGTGTAGCTGGTGGTGCTAGTCAAGGAATATTTTGGGAAAATAATCAAACAGTTACAAGTAACTATACAATCACAAATGGTAAAAATGCTGGCAGCTTTGGTCCAATTACTATACAATCAGGAGTAACAGTTACCGTTGGATCTGGTGAAACTTGGACAGTTGTTTAAATTATGAGCCAAATAAAAGTTGACAGTATAATTCCAAGAGGCGGTCTACCTTCTGGTGCTAGTGGTGGAATTATTCAAATAAAACAAGCAATAAGGACAAGCGTATTTTCACAATCACTTGGTCAAGGTGTAGAGTCCGACATACTTGTGCCTGTAACAATAACCCCACAAAGTTCTAGCAGCAAAATACTTTTTATGGTTACGGCAGAAATGGGTTTAAATACAACACATGGTAGAAATTTCACTATGAAAAGGGGCAGTACGTCAATCTGTATTGGTGATGCTGATGGTAGTAGAAGTAGAAGAACAAGCGGTAGCTCATCAACAAATAGTTCATCACCAAGTCCAATAGTAATGACATTTTTAGATTCGCCAAATACAACGTCAACTTTAACTTATGGTTTTACAATAGGCCATAATGAAAATGGAACGCTTACTGCATACTTAAACAGAACTGACGGTGACAGTAATTCAAGTCACTTAGGTAGGTACGCTTCTTGTTGCACAGTTATGGAGGTTTCAACATAATGGGTTACGACCACGCAGCTATAAGAAAAGCTTACCCAGACGTTTTTGCCAAATCTGGTGCAAAAATTGATGATGATTCTGGTGTTTTTGATTCAACAGGTAATCCTGTAACTATTGACCAAACAAAGGTTGATGCAGCTAGGGCTGCATTAGATAATTTAGAATACCAACAAAAAAGACAATATTACGGTGAACCTAAATATGCAGATTGGAGGGAGCAGTTAAGTATGTTGTATGACGATATGGTTGCTGGTAAACTAGATACAACTGGAACGTGGGCCACCCACATAAAAGCAGTTAAAGACGCAAATCCCAAACCATGAGTACTTTACAAGTCGGTACAATTAAAAGTACATCTTCCGCAGCACCAGTATTTCAAAACAGTTCGGGTGTTGAAAAAGGAATGATAGCCCTTGCTTGGGCGAATGTAAACGGAGAAGGAGTGGCTTCTATTAGAGCAAGTTTTAACTATTCAAGTGTTACCGATCAGGGAACTGGAAAATATACTATGGCTTTTACAAATAGTATGCCAGATGGTAATTATGCTCTTATCATGGGAGTCGGTGATATTAATGACTCAAATAGAACAGTAGCTAGTTTTTCAAATACTTTAGCAACATCAGGTTATACCATAGAAACTAAGTATTATAGTAATGACCACAGAGATTGTGGTGGCGGTTACTTTGCTGTTTTTAGATAACTATGTCAACAATTAAAGTCGGTACAATTCAAGATACAAGCGGAGGTAATAGTATTACCCCATCGCAACTATCAGATGGTATAGCTAAAGCTGCCGTTGAATTTACAGCAGCAGGTTCTACGAGTATCGTTACTAGCTATAACGTCAGCAGTGTTACTCATAGGTCAAATGGAAATTACACAGTTAGCTTTTCTACTTCTTTTGCTGACACAAATTACATTTCAGTTGGAACGTCAGGTATTAACAGAGATACCTATTCAGACGGATTAGACGATATTGATAACACTCCTTTTATTCTAAATAAAAATGTTGCCTATGTTTATGTCGGAACAGCAGATATGGACGATGGTCAAGCGGACGACCAACCTAGGGTGTGTGTTGTCGTATTTAGACCTTAAGGTACAATAAAAAGAAAAACTTATGGCTAATTCAGATAAAAGAATTGTGTACACAGATGATGAAGGAAATTTGTGTATTGTATGTCCAGCAGATAATTGTCCTTTAACTGTTGAGCAAATACAAGCTAAAGATGTGCCATTGGGTAAAACATCTTATATTATAGAGAAAACTGCTCTTCCTACAGATACATCATTTAGGAACGCTTGGACTTACACACCTTAAAATTATGGGATTCGGTATAGACATGGCGAAAGCCAGAGAAATTCACAAAAATAAAATTAGAGTTGCAAGAAAGCCTTTGCTTGAAGCTCTTGACATTGAATTTCAAAAAGCACAAGAAACTGGTGCATCAACAACAGATATTGTTACTAAAAAACAGGCATTAAGAGATGCTCCTGCTGATTCTGGTATAGCTGCTGCTAGTGACGCTGATGCTCTTAAAGCACAATGGAAAACTGATATACTAGGCACATCTCCATACAGCTAATGGCAATCACCCCTGGAACGTACAATATGACCGTTCAAAGAAGGTCAGATCATAATTTCCAGCTTGTCTTTAAAGATTCAAATAATGCTGCAATAGATTTAACAGGATATACTGTGGAAGCACAGGTTTGGGAAGAAACTCGTACCACAAAATATGCTGACTTTGGGGTTACATATACAAATAGAGCTACTGGAATAATTGATTTAGCACTTACAGATACGCAAACTGCTACTTTCTCCCCAGAACTTTTAAAATATGATGTATTACTTACAGATACGAATGGGTTAAAACAATACTATTTAGAAGGTAATATATTTATGAGTGAGGGCTACACTGCATGACTTCAGTAAACATCACCACCACAAAAAATACTGTTACAGTAAATGAGGGCGAGAGCACTGTTGTAACAGTAGCAACCCGTGGACCTGCTGGACCAAAGGGTATTGAGTTAGATGAAACAGCTAAAGTTGATGGCTCTGTTGTTTACTA